TGAAACCTGAATTATTTAATATTCAAAATCGTAAGTATACCTATCAGGTTGTTTATTTTCCTAAGGTTGATAGGCCAAATGAAGACATGGAGTCAGTTGAAGAGATTCTTTTAGATAATTTCACATCTTTAAAAAGCTATGCAACGATTCGCAATCGAGATTTTAAACAATCTGATGACAATACCTTACAAATGACTTTTGAAGTGTGGATTAGAGCGTACAAGCCTGATGACACGCCAAAGCAAGCACAAATGAAATTTTATGGAGGAATTACAAATGACGATTGATACATATAGCAAAGAATCTTTGATCAATAGCGTTGGTTTTTCTCATATGGATAAAGATATTTTAAAAATCGTCCTGGATGTTTCGAAAAAATATTCATTACGGGATGCCAAACGAGAAATAACCAAATTTAAAGGAGGAATCAAGTAATGGGTGGAACTTGGACAACACAAAATAAACGTCGACCAGGTGCTTATATCAATACGATTGGTGCTGCACAACCAAAAGCTGATACCAATCTAGGTCGAACACTCTTGGTCAACAATGTCACTCTTAATTGGGGTGCCAAAGGTGTTACTGAATTAAATTCAAATTCAGATTTTAAGGCTTTACTAGGTGAATCATTAGATACACCAGAATTAGGAGCTTTGAGAGAAACTTTGAAGGGTGCTTTAACAGTACTTTTCTTAAATGATAATGATGGTGATAAAGCGACAATTTCAAACGATGCTTTGCCTTGGAATTTTACAGCTAAATATCCTGGTACCAAAGGTAATGAATTGCATGTGACGGTTGTTAAGGATCCAAACGATACAACTAGAATTACAGTTTCAACTATTTATGGTACTGAGGTTGTTGATCAACAAGTTATCAGAACAACCACGGCTAAAGGCTTGAAATCAAACGAGTATATTGATGTTGCATTTACAACTGATGAGGTACCTGGTGTTGAGGACAAACCAGCAACAAATAAGTTAGAGTCGCTTGCAAACTCAACTACCTACGATTTGACTGGTGGAACAACTAAACCAACTGAAATCACGGGATTATTGAATGAGGCTTTAGAAACCGAGCAATTTAATGTTGTCACTGCAGCAGGTTTTGACCCTGAGAATAGCATTCATCAATTAATTGCTACAGCGATTCAACGCCTTAGAGATGAGGAAGGCTACAAAGTTCGTGCTGTAGTTCCCGTTTATGAAGGTGGTTATGATTATGACCATGAAGGAGTTTCTGTAGTTGCTAATGGGGTCATTCTTGACGATGGTACTCAAATTGATACTTCAACCGCTGCTGGTTATTTTGCTGGTATTTCATCAGCCACTGACTTTAGTAAGTCATTAACTTTTGCACAATATCCGGGAGCAGTGGCAGTTAATCCAGCACTTAATAATGAGTTAACTATCAAAGCATTAGATAATGGTTGGATCGTATTCACTGCTAAGCGTGGTGGTCGTGTAGTTATTGAACAAGATATTAATTCATTACACACATTCAGTGATGAAAAACCAGAATCATTCAAGAAGAATCGAGTTATTAGAACACTTGATGATATTGCTACGGATACAGCAGATGTGTTTGAAAATAATTTTGTCGGCAAGGTTAATAATGATGAAACTGGTAGGGACTTGTTTAAATCCAATCGAGTTTCATACATGTCAGATCTAATGAAAGCTAACATTATTACTGATTTTGAACCAACTGATTTAACGGTTGAACCTGGTGAAGATAAGGATTCAATCCTAGTTAATTTATCGGTAACTCCAATTGATTCAATGGAAAAACTATACATGACGATCGTAGTCGCTTAGGAGGAAGAAAATGGCAAATGCAACATTAGATGGCTTTTTAAATGCTAGAGATACTATTTCCAGTAATGAGGCAAAACTTTATTTTGAAATTGATGGACGCAATATCCCAATGATTGAAGCAAGTGAATTTTCGGCAACGATTAAGAAAACTAAGACAGATGTGGCTATTCTTGGTTCACGTTGGCAAGGTAAAAAGGTTGTTGGAATTGCTGGTTCAGGTAATCTTACAGCTTATACAGTTACATCTGAATTTCTTAAATATGGTTTGAAGTATGCCAATCACGGCGAAGATATTTATTTCGATGCAACACTAATCATTGATGATCCAAGTAGCCGAACAGGTAAGCAAGTTGTTATTCTTCATAATATCAATTTAGATGAAATTCCAATTACTGATATTAAAGCTGGTAAAGACGTAATGTCATGGAAGACAGGATTTTCATTTGAAGGTATCGAATTGGTTGAAGAATTCAATAATATTAAGGGAGCTAATTAAAATATGGCCGATGTAAAAGATTTTTTAAGAACAAATGTGAATACGGATCCAAAAGAGATGAAGATTAAACTTGATCGTTTTAATTCTCCATTTATTTTGAATTCACTTGATGCAGAGACTAGTTCACGTCTTCAAGATGAAGCTACACATCCAATTAAGAATCCGAAGACGGGTTCAATTTCAAGAGATCTTAATGTTCAAGAATACGGTGATTTGATTCTAAGTGAATCAATCGTTGAACCAGATTTGAGAAACGCAGAATTACAAAAATCATGGGGTACTCCTGCCGACCCAGTCGGTCTGTTGAAAAAGATGTTAATGGCTGGTGAATATACTGAATTGCTTCAAAAGGCTCAAACACTCAGCGGATTTGATGACGAAAACATGAACGAGTTAGTTGATGAAGCAAAAAAATAATTGAGACCGATGAATTTAGTGATATGGGTTACTACCTTTATGCATTGGAGGAGTTCAAATGGACACCTAATCGATGGATTGGGTTAAAGCCACGTGAAAAGGCATTGGTCATAGCTTGTATTGATCTTGTTATTGAGAAAGAGCAAGAAGCGCAACGAGAAATTTAAAAAAGGCACTAAGACTATCTAAATAGTTTTAGTGCCTTTTTTGTAGAAAGGAGGTTAAATTTATGGCGTCAATTGGTGCAACCATCAATATATACGACGGTTTCAGCTCGACCTTGGAGAAACTGAAATCTGGTCTAGGCAGTGCCAAACAATCTATGAATGGTTTAAAAAGTAGCTTTAAGGACGGAATGAATGGAAATATTCAATCGCCTTTAGAAAGTGCCGGACAACAAGCCGAGAAGACTGGCAGAATTTTTAAAAGTATGCTTGGAGCAAACATTATTGGTACGGGTATCACTAAGGGAATTGGACTTATCACGAGTTCAATGGATGATGCTATTAAACGTGTTGATACTTTAAATAATTCAACTAGATCGTTCCAAAATATGGGATTTTCTGCTAAACAAACAAAAAACGCTATGAATGATTTGGATAAAGCTATTACAGGTCTACCAACAGCCATGAATGATGCCGTTAGTAATACCCAATTATTAGCCGCTTCAACTGGTGACATTGGTAAGTCAACGAAAATTTATAAGGCCATGAATGACGGCATTTTAGGTTTTGGTGGTTCATCAGAGCAGGTTAAGGAGTCTGTTATCCAATTATCTCAAGCCTTTTCAAACGGTAAAGTTGATGCTCAAACTTGGAATTCAATGATCAATGGTGGTATGGGTCCAGTTTTGAACTCTATCGCTAAACAGATGGGAACTACTACAGGAAAATTAAAGGATGGTTTATCCGGTGGCACAATATCAGCTGAAAAATTTCAGGATGCTTTAATAAGTCTTGATGAAAAAGGTGGAGGAGGTATGAAATCTCTATCTAAAATTGCTCAGGATTCCACCAAAGGACTTGGAACTTCAATGACCAACTTTAAAACGGCTGTTACTAGAGCCGTTGCCGGTGGGTTAGATGCTCTATCCAAAGCCGGTTTAACTGATGCTATCAATGGCATTACTCAAAAACTTAAAGATGCTATTCCAACAATACAAACAAATATTACAGCGCTGGTTAATAATGCAAAAAAAGGATTCGAAAGTTTATGGTCTGGTTTTAGTAATACAGGCGCTATTTCGTCAATTAAGAATACTTTTGAAGATATTGGAAAAGCATTAAGCAATGTCTTTAAAGGATTATCAAGTGGTAAAGAAGATCCATTTGCATTTCTAAAAAATATTGGTAGTGGAGTTGGTAGTGGTGTTAAAGCAGTATCAGGCGTTATTGATACTATTGCCAATGCAATTTCCAAATTAAGTCCTAGTCAAATCCAAGGTATTGCCATGGCTTTAGGTACATTGGCTGCATCTATGGTTGTAATGAAAGGACTTTCTGGAGTAGGTAAAATTATTTCAGGAATAAGTGGACCATTATCAAAATTAGCAGGTGCAGGAAAAGGGTTGGCTGGTTTAAGCAAAGTTACCGCAATTCTTGGTAAACTTACTGGTTTGGGTGGAATTGGTTCATCAATTGC